ATAACAGCCGTCAAGAACGACAACAGCATCGGTGTCGCCGCAGCGGCAGGCGACCCTTACGTCGGCAACTTCATGACGTACACGACCGGCTTCGACCGGCTCGCCGCCATCCAAATCCCGACCATCTCACGCGCACGCGACCTGATCTGCTCGATGGTCGGCTGCCTCGAAATCCGCCAATACGGCCGTCAATGGGTCGACGACGACTACGAGGACATCGACCTGCCCGACGACACATGGTTCCATCAACCCGACCCCAACGTCACGCGCAACTTCATCATGTCGTGGACTGTCGACGACCTGATGTTCTACGGCCGCGCATTCTGGATCGTCACCAGCCGCCTGGGCAACGGATTCCCCAACGCGTTCACGTGGATCCCAGCCAGCAACGTGCAGACTCGTGACCAGGCCGGGCCCCAGTATTTCGGGCCGTCGCGCCAAATCACGTTCAACGGCTACCAACTTGACCCTAACGACGTCGTGCAATTCATTTCGCCGATTCAAGGCCTGCTCACGATGGGCGCCAGGGCGATCCGCACCAACCTCAACCTCGACACGTCAGCCGAACGTTTCGCGCGCAACCAAACACCTGCAGGTGTGCTGAAACAAACCGAGGGCGAACCGTTGAGCGCCGAGGAGCTGTCCGAAATGGCGGCCGCGTTTGCATCGGCACGCAACAACAACGCCATCGCCGCACTCAACCAGTTCGTCGACTGGAAAGAGTCGTACATGGATCCGAGCAAACTGCAGTTGACCGAGGCACGCACCTACCAGGCGCTGGAAATGGCGCGCGTCGCCAACATTCCGCCGTACCTCGTCGGCGCACCGACCGGCTCGGGCATGACGTACCAGAACGCGTTGCAAGCACGCCAAGACCTGTACCTGTTCGGCGCCAAACCGTTCATTGAATGCATCGAGCAAACCTTGTCGATGAACAACGTGACGCCGCGAGGCCGCTACATTTATCTGGACGTCGAGGCATACCTGGAGGAATACCAAGACGCTGGCGAGTCGGAAATCGCTGCACCGGCTCGCCAGCTACCCACCAACCAAGGAGACCAGGAATGATCAGGCTGACCGCTGACAAGACGTTCGTACTCGCCGAGGAAGGCGAGAATCCGCGCACCATTTCGGGCATCGCGGTTCCGTGGGACACGGTCGCCACCGTCTCGGACGGCACACGCGTCAAGTTCGAGCGCGGCAGCCTCCCGGTCACCGGCAAAAAGCCCAAGCTGCTGAAATATCACGACTCGTCGCAGATCGTGGGCGTCGTCACGGCACGCCTGGACAGCCAGGACGGCATGCTGTTCACCGCGAAAATCAGCAACACCAGCGACGGCAACGACATGCTCGAGCTGGTCAAAGACGAGGCCATCGACTCGGTGTCGGTCGGCGTTGACGTCAAAGACGCCCGGTACGACGACGACGGCACCATGGTCATTTCGTCCGCCGAGTGGGTAGAGTTGTCGCTAGTCGCAGTACCGGCGTTCAAGGGTGCTACGATTACAGAGGTTGCAGCGACCGAACCACAACAGGAGACACCAATGTCCGACAAGGTCGAAGCAACACCCGAAGTTCCCGCGCCTGCACCTGCACCGCAGTTGATCTGGGCCGAAGCCAAGCGCGAATTCAAGCTGCCGTCGGCTGCTGAATACATCAGCAAGCTGTGCACTGGTGGCGCAGTCGCGCAAGAGTTCCTTGCCAACATCCGCGCCGCAGCCCCGGACGTCACCACGGCCGACACTCCTGGCATCCTGCCCGAGCCGATCGTCGGTTCTGTGTACAACAACCTGGTCGGTCGTCGCCCGGTGATGGACGCAATCGGCGTTCGCGCGATGCCCGGCGGCGGCAAAGTGTTCCGTCGCCCTAAGGTCACCACGCACACGACCATCGGCCTCAGCAACGGCGAAAACCAGCCGCTCGATGCAGGCACCTACGTCGTGTCAAACAACGACGTGACCAAGGCCGTGTACGGCGGCTACGTCAAGCTGTCCGAAGAGGACATTGACTGGACGGAACCGCAAGTGTTGTCGGGCCTGTTGGATGACATGGCACGCGAATACGGCAAGCAGACCGAGGACGCAGTCGAAGCCGCGCTCAAGGCCGGCATCACGACCACGCGCGCCGCATTTGACACCACCGACCCGGCGGCGTGGGTCGAATGGGTGTTCGGCGCATCGCAGACCATCCTGAATGCCAGCACGCACCTCCCGACGCACATGTTCGTTTCGCCGTCGTTCTGGGGCGCACTCGGATCACTCAGCGACACTGCTGACCGTCCGCTGTTCCCACAGGTCGGCCCGATGAACGCTTTCGGCAACGTCCAGCCCGGCACGCTCTCCGCCAACGCGTTCGGCCTCTCGGTCGTCGTGTGCCCCTACGAGAGCGACTTCCTGGCAATCGGCGCCGCAGACGGCTTCGAGATCTACGAACAGCAAAAGGGCGCAATCCAAGTCGAGGCCACCGACGGATCGTTGGCGCGCATCATCAAGTTCCGCGGCTACCTCGCGACGCTGATGATTGACGCCAGCAAGTTCGTCGAAATCGCCTAAGCAAGTTCCTTCCTCCAGGGACTGTCTGAGCGATGGCGACGTACACGGTCACCCATAAACAGGTGGTCGACAACGTCGCCGTCGTTCAGCTGCTCCAACCGCTCGAGTTCGAGGTCGGCCAGAGCATCACGATCAGCGGCATCAACGCCACCTGGAACGGCACGCACGTCATCCTGGCGCTGCCTGAGTACTACTTCACCGGCGTCTCAGAACAGGGCGACTACCAGTACGACTACGACATAATCATCCCCAACCAGGTGCTGTTCGCGCTGACCACGGACGACGCAGAACGTGCAGCCGCATCGGGCAGCGTCACGTATTCCGTGACCTGCACGTGGATTGCCCTGGGCGATCTTGAGGACTACCTGGGCTTCACGTTCACCAACCCGAGCGCCGAGCTCGATGTTGCCACCATGGCAGTGGGCGCAGCCAACGCTTTCGCCTATCGTCGTCGCCAAGAGGCCGGGTACTGGGACTCGCCCAGCACAGTGCCTGGCCTCGACTGCAAACTCGCAGCAACCCAATACGCCGCCATCCTCTACCGCGAACGCGGCAGCACCGAAGCCTTCGCATCGTTCGATCCGCTTGCGACCGGCGGCCCGGTCACCGGCAACTACGGCCAAATCCTGAGACTGCTCGGAGTCGGCAAACCGCAGGTGGCCTGACATGGGCATGTTCAAAGACGGCTACGACCAGCTCGTCACACAGCTGCAGACCATCACCGGGCTGCGCGTGTTCAACGATCCGCGCAACATCAACCCACCGTGCGCAATCGTCGAAGCACCCAGCATGACGCTGACCACCAACGTCAACGCAGACATGGAATTCCGTGTCGTCGTCATGGCGCTCGGCATCGGCGACAACACGACGCTCGACTCCCTGCTCGACGTCGCCGACCTGGTACGTGAAGCCAAAATCGGACTTACTGCCGCCAGGCCGACCACCGTGTCCTACGGCGGCGCCGACTACCCGGCCTACGAGCTGACCATCAACACAAAAGTCAGTCCATAGAACGGCTACACTCAACTACAGGGTGCAGCGCCCTCCGATCAACTAGGAGAACTGCACAATGGCGACCGCAACCACATTTCTCAGCGCAGGCGTATTCAAGCTCGGTGCCGCATCCGGCACGGCCGTCGACTACACCGACCAGTGCTCGGCCGTGACCTTCACGGACAACTACGAGGCTTTGGACGCCTCCACGTTCGGCGTCACCTACCGCTACCGCGTCAAGGGCCTGTCAGACCCCAGCATCACCGCCACCATCATGGTGAACTCGACCACGCGCGTCGCCATCCAAGCGCTCGTCGGCACCAACGTCTACGCAGCCGCACGCGGATCGTCGGCGGCCATCGGGGCGAGCAACCCCGAGTATCAACTGACTGGCGCCCTGCTGGCCAGCGCAGACGTCGTCAACTCGACCGTGGGCGAGCTCGAGACCCTCGAGATCGAAGTGACCGGAGGCGCGCTCGTCGTCGACACGACGCCATGAGACTGACGTTCAAGGTGTCGTACAAGACACCTGCCGGTCAGGAAGTCGTCGACAACGTCACGACCAGCCTGGCAACCGTCGTCGCCTGGGAGCGCCGCAACAAAGCCAAGTTCACCGATCTGCAAAACGGATTCGGCATGGACGACATGCTGTACATGGCTTGGCATTGTCTCAACGCCGAGAAGCGTGACGCGCGCACGTACGACGACTGGATTCCGAGCGTGACCGCGCTCGAGGTCGTGGAGGCGTCACCGGCAAACCCTACGCAAGCGGCAGCTACCGACGGCAGTTAGCCGAGGTGCTGTTCGTGAC